CTTCATCTTCTCTTAGGTCTGTTTGGTCAAAATCTCCTGAGAACATGATTTTGGAATCCTGACCAACTCTGGTCATAATGGTGTCCAATTCGTGGAAGTTTAGATTTTGGCATTCATCTACAAGGATAATAGAATTATCTAACGTAATCCCTCTCAAGAAGGATGTTGATAGAAATGAAATACTTCCTTGTTTCTTTAGTTCATCATACAACATATCAAACTGCTCTGGTGCAGAGAGTTTGAACATGAATCTTAACATATTGTCGTAGGGAACTTGGTATAGAGAACTTTTGTCTTGATCATCAGTAGGCATGAATGCAAGACTTCTAGTAGGCATTAATGACCTTACTATGTGTACACAGTTATAATTTGTAGAGGGGTCTAGAACTTCTCTGATTGCATTACAAAGAAGAACAAAAGTCTTTCCTGTTCCTGCGGGGCCATATAAGAATAAATTCTTACCCGCTGCATATTGAGTAAAAACCTCAACTTGGTTTTTTGTAACCCCCTTCATCTCAACTAACTGGTCATGATTAAACATTTGTGTTTGCATATTATGTATCTATGTTAGAGCCTGGGTTCTGGCGTTTAATTTCTTTTAATCTATCTTTCCACCCATCACTAGTATGTCTCCTCCATCCATCTCTCATGGATATTTGGGCGGGGAATTGTGGAACTATCTGTAAATCACAAGAGTCTGAATCTAGGTCACTACAAGTTCCATATTTGTGAGCGTCTTCTATAGGTTTATGTCTATCATCTATCCTAAGAGTTTGCTCCATTTCAAAATCACAGTTTGTGCATTTATATTGATATGTTGGCATTGTTATTTTTCGTTGCAAAAAGTTTCACCAAGCTGTGTTCCAAGTCGCCCATAAATTGTTTTCCATCTCGACTTAGTTTTTCATTCCTCTCTATAAAGTGAAGAATGTCTGTCATTTTAGAAAACTCTGAATATAATTCTTTCTTTGACCAACTGTGAACACATTCTTGTGTAATATTTTCAAGTTTTTCACTACTCATTATTATCTATAAAATATATGATCTCCAATTCTACCAACCTTTGGAAAAGTCTTAGACCATCTAGGGCTGATTTCATATGTATGATAGTATCTTGCACCTTCTGTATAGTCTAACCCTTCGGCCTTAATTGAACTATACTGTAACATTGCAAGGTTTGCAGTCTTTTGAACTTTTTCCCATGCACGTTGATTGCGAACTTCATCAGAGTTACCATCACAGTACCAACTGAATTGACATCTATCACGTTTTGGAAATCCATCCGCGTGATGTATTCCTTGATACACCACTTCACATATGGTGTTAGGAAATGCAGTATCGTGTACCCTATTCAGAGTAACTAGTGCTACTGCAAATTGTCCTGCAAATGGTTCGTTACGAGCTTCAAAATATATATTTTTTGCAAGACATTCATGTTGTTTTTCTCTATCAGATTTTATATATTGCTGATAGTATTTTTGTGTAAACACATCATTATCTAAAGAAGTGTTTGACACTACTTTAACAGCACTTGCATTATTTGAATTACCTAATGGATTGACTAGGGTTAATAACAATGCAAATGAAATTAATATTTTATGAAACATATTACCTTCTTTAATATGATCTTAAATCTTTCTCTATTACTAGATATAGGTACTCCTTCTCATTAAAGATATTAGTAATCGCAGATCGTTAAACGATTAAACTCTGATTATATAAAGGGGAATTTAATTGAGGAAAGATATAAGAATATCTTCGCCACACATTCCGTTTCGGATTTGCATATCTTGGACTCCCTATAAAAAAAGATTGTATTATATTTATACATCTTTTTTTTTAAAATCATCATCCCAACTAAAGGCTTCCTGTAATATAGGTACGGATAATCCCTTAATTCCTTCTTTAGTTTTTTGATTATATGCTAATTTTTTATCTTTTATATCACATAATAAATTAGCTTCATTCTTATGTAATCCCTCTAACAGTCTGATAAACATACGTTCCATAACTGTTTTTTGTAGTTTAGGATCTGCAGGCCTCCATGTTTTTTGTATTTTTCCTTTTTCATCCTTTTCTTCAGATACTAAGATTTTAACAAAATGCCAAAGATTCTTTGCTTCAGTCCTCAATAACATATGTTCTGTACCTTCTGGTGCATCATTCTCAATATATGGTGGTTTTCCCGGCGGTAATGCTGATGCTAATGTAGGGTTATATGCCCATTGCAATATTTGTTGCAGAGCTTCACAATTTTCTTCTCTAAGAATTTTTATCATATCTGATTTATTTTTTGCTCTATGAACCCTAGTTAGTATTTCACTCATTAGTGGTTCTCTAACTCTAATTGATGGAGAGGTAAGTCTTGCACCTTCATCTGCACTAAAACTTCTTGTTCCTACTCCACCTTCAATTACTGGTTGTGCCATATTAAAATTCTCCTATGTCTTGTATTAAATTATTTAGTTTCCTTTCGATAAAATAATTCAGAAGGCCACTACGTTTCCCTTGCGGAATTACCTTAAACTGTTGATTAATTTGGTCAACTATGTTTAATGGTGTAAATTGTAAGTCAATCAGTTTCATATTTCTATGATAATTTCTCAACTGTTCTTCATTACAAAAGTCTGCTGGTTCTTGGTCTATCCATGACTCTATCTTCTTTTTAGACAATGGTTTTTGTCTAATCTTATCTACGATACAATTATCTGCCGATAAAATGTTTGGAACACCATCTGAAGAATCACCCTTCATAATATGTTCCTTTAAATATTTAACTGGATTTCTATCCACTATTAATTTCTTGGTGATAGGACTGTATTGTTTTACGTTTTTGTATATTTGTAGTTGTATAAAATCCTTATCACCAGAAATTATCATTACCTTTTCTGTTCCTGCTTCTCTTGCAAGTACCCCTATAATGTCATCAGCTTCTGCCGTATCAATCTCAAGATACTTGTATGGGAAGAACTCTTTAAGTTCTGATTTAATGGTATCAAGACATCCAAATATTTGTGTCCAATCTCTACTATCAGCTTCTCTATTGGATTTTCTAACTGCCTTGTATTGAGGAAAATGTTCCCTTCTCCAAGAATGTCTACCATCACAACATAAGACCAACTCTCCATATTCTTCATGATATTTTGACCTATACATCCTGAGACTGTTCAGAATCATATGTCGTACCATATCAATGTCAACTTCTGATTGTTCTTTTCCCATTGACATCATTGTAGATGCCACCATTATTTGACTCAAATCAATTAATATCATACAACTTCACCCCATACCATTCCAATATCTGGATAGTAAACACCTTTAGACCTTTTAGGTGTACCATCCTCATTATAGGCCATTGCTACACATTTCCATTGAGTGCGTTTTTCCTCATCCTGACCCATATGGTCACAAATCCAATCTCCTGTCTTGAGATAATGCTCCATGAACCTAATATAGGCTTTTGCACTCTCTGCATGAATTTTATCTGCAATGGCTTGTTTTGGAGATGCACCTCTCCTGCGGGAATTGGTAAGGTATGCAGATGCTTTTTCCTTATTGTGTTTAATCCATCCTTTGACAGATTTCACAGATAAAGGGTCATCATCTGGTTTTGCTAACACCTTTGGACTTATGTTCTTATACTCCGCTGGTGCTTTCTTCTTTCTTGCAGCCTCTAACTGGTCGCGTAGTTGCTGTTTTCGTTCTTCACTTAATTTTTTTCTCATTATATACCATCATAAATTTGAGTTACCACAAACTCAATCATCTCATTTGTATGTAAAGAAAGATCATTGATTTTGATCGGTTCGGGCCCAGTATAGGTAAACCACTTTTCAAATTGTCCTTGTCCTATATAAAGGTCTTGGACAAAACCATACTCTAAAGTTATAAGATCCATATAGGTATAATCCTCAGAATCTATTTTAACAATTTCGTATATGGTTGGTACTGAACCATTATCAATAAGACTTTTCAATTTTGTAAGTCTTTTATTCATAACTTATATTATATAATAAAATATCTCAAAAGTCAAGTTTTTTCTTCCATCAATGTAGAAAAATATCTGTTCATAATATTATCATTATAATAAAGTTTCTCACCTTTATCATCAACAGCTTCCAAAACATTATGATTGAATAGTAACTTGGTTTCATTATAATTTACCTGACCTTTCTTTTTCCAGAGGCCAAGTATTTCACGTTTGAATCTGTTAGTACCAGATTCTTCGGCTAGTAGTTTAACTTTTTTAGATGAACTGTAATAGGTTTTCCAATCACTTTCTGACTTTACTCTTTTTTTCTGTCCCTTTTTCTTTCTAATGGAATAGAAGTATTTTCTTCCAATATACATCTTTCCATTTTCAAGATCAGTCAAAAGATAACAAAAACCAAAATAATCATTAATATCTTCACTCTCAAAAACTTTATCATTATATAGCCAAGGATTTTCGTAACTCATAAATACTCCACTTAGGAATATTTATGTTACTAATAATCTTCCATTTCTTCCTCATCTTCATCATAAACATCTTCTGAATCAATATCTTCTGAACCACAGAAAGGACAAAATCCTATTTCGTATCTAGCGACATTCAAGTTATGTTTCAAACTGAATGTCGCATTGCATCCATTGCAATCTATTTCTAAATTTTCTGTCATAAAAATCGTTATTAAATGATTTCGCAGCTATCACCAGAACACGCAACTGTTTGTGCCCCTGTAGTGTTATCTTCCGTTTCATATTTAGATAGTTTAGAATAGTCAATAATCGGAAATGATTCTAGCATTTCATTATAAGTTTTCTCGTCAATTTCTTCGTAAGGGGCAAGCTGATAGATGTGGTCATCTTTAGGTAAGAAACTCACCCCCACTAAGTCATCGAAATTTTCGTATACAAAACTACCAACCTCAAACCATTCATCTGGCTTTACATAGATTGTAGCGGATACTGTATGTTCTGTGTAATTATGTTTTATCTTTAACCATTGTTTTAATTGAGAAATTGCATCAACATCTTTCACCATCACAGAACCTTCTGGTGCTTTTACTGGAAATTCACATACCCATGTCATTGCAGTTTCTTCTGGTTGTCCTACTTCTGGATAAAATTTCACTCCTTGATCTTTCATCATTTTGAACAATGGGTCTGTAGCTGATATTCTCACCCTTCGTATGTAATAAGGGGCAAATCTTGGATGGAAACCAGATGCAGAATTTACTAGAGTTGAAACTGTTCCACTAGGTTTCGTTGTTGTAATTGCAACTGACCTATTTACTTTTAATCGTTCTGCAGCTTCTACATTTACCCCTATAGAATAATCTCTAAGAGCTTGTAAATTCTCTGGTGTTAATATATCTGGATTGTCCATTTGTCCTGTCATGGAAACACCTAGAAGTCTTTCTTCTTCTGCATTCTTTTTCCAATCATCATGCAACTCATCTAATAATGCAAAATTAGTTAATGTGGATTGTATTGTACCAATCAGAGTTGCAACCTTGATTTTCTCCATCAATGTTTCAAGAGTATCTTCTGCACGAATAACTACTTCTGTGAGGTTACAGAACCCTCTAGGCCGCAATATTATTTCACCGCATGGGTTAGTAGTCCAATCTTGTCTCTTGCGCCTTCGTTTTGGTATTAAACTATTGATAGAATAACGATTAAATATACCACGCTCTCCTGTACCACTCTCAGCAAGTGCTAACCACTCTTTCATGAACTCTATGGAATTTGGCTTAGAATCATAGATTGCACTATTGTTACTCATAGCTCTATGTCCATTGGTAATCCAGAATTGTCCTTGTTTTGCATCTCTCATTCCATTGTCGTAAAGGTCTGAAAGTGTGATGATGGATGACCTTCTGACTCCACCTACGACTACTGAATTTGCAATTTTGGTAACAATATCAAATGCATTTATAGAACTCAATTTTCTATCCCGATGAGCTTCCACCATGTGTTTGATGAAGTGTAAAGTCTCATCAAGTGGCCCTGGGCCTGAGGAACGACCACCGAAAGTTTTGAGTCTGGCTCCTTGTGGTCTTAGTTTGGATAAATCCCAATCTACATCTAATCCTTCCCACATTGCTTGACAAACTTTCATTGTACCAACTGCCCATCCTTCTTTAGAATCTTCAAATACAATAGTCTTTTTATCTCCATTCAATTTCTTTACTTTAGGTATCTTCTCTACATATTTCTTGGACACATCTATACCTACTCCTGTTCCACTCATCAATAGAAAATAAACTTCTGCAAGTGAATGTAGTGAGTCTATAGGTACTGTTGAACAATTATAAATTGCAACATTATTAAGTTGTGCTGGTTTTCCAGCAGTCCACAATAGTCTCATTGAAGGCATTACCTTCATTTCTAAAATATATTGGTGTATTAATTCGTAATCTGATTTCTTTAATTTATTCTTACTAACTTTTTTTAGATAATCTATACATCGTTGAACAGTTTCATCCCATGTCTCTCTACGGCCTTTGGCGTCATCCCATCTTGAGTATGTTCTATAGTATACAAATTTACTCATTTCGTTTTGGAAAGGGTCTATTTTTGGGGAAGGTTCTGCAACTTTTGTTGGTGTCTTGATTACTGGTTTGAATGTTGGTTGTGGTGTTGATACTGGTTGTACTTGAGGGTTCATATTTTCTTCCATTGATTAATTTTTAAGTATGCGTTAAGTCCACTATAAGTATGCACATCAATAAATTGTTTAACATTCTTGATTCCCGAAAGAACCATATCATTGATGTCTTTTTCTTTTAATTCTTGAGGCCAGACTACAATACTATAATTCCTGTCAACGGATTTGAACATCCGTTCTACTGTGTGTTTGTTTCTGGGCTCATTATCATATATCACAGTTGTTGAGTTGGTACTCAATTCTAGTAAGTTAAGATCTGCTCCAGCAACTGCCATACAGTTATCTATAAACAGAGAATCTAATGGGCCTTCAACGATGTACACTTGAGAATTATAATCAATTCGTTCTAGACCATAGATTTTATCTCGTTCTGAAACAATCTTTAGCGTGATATATCTAGGTTCTTCCTTACCAAATGCTCTTCCTTGATAAGCGAAGATTTCTCCTGACTTGTCGAAAAAAGGGATAACAAGTCGTGGATAATCTATATTTATACTCTTGAATTTCTCTGGAAAGATTGTGTTTGACCACTCGTAAAACTTATCTGCAAAGTACAATTTATCCCAATGTTTTTTAGGAATCTGTCTATTTTCTAGATACTGTATTGCAGGATGGCCATCTTCCAGATCACTAAACTTGACTAATTTATCCAAGTGTTTATTCATGGATTTGTCAAACTTAGGAGCTTCAAATGTAAATGGGGATTGGTCAGGAATAGGAGTATTCCCTTGTGTTTCACCTTCTTTATACTTTTCTATTCGATACTCAGTATGTAAGGTGCGGTCTATTTGTTTGAGGAAATTGTTAAAAGTAAGACCTACACCACAATTATGACACTTGTAGAAAAAAGATGCCTTCTTGCGGTATATAAAACCTCTAGCTTTATTCTTATGTTTTCTGGAATCCCCACATATGGGGCAACGAAAGTTCCAAAGATTATCCCTAACTTTCTTAAATTTTTCCACCCTAGATGTACATAAATTTATGTACTTCTGGTCAATATAACTCATAATGTATTAAATAATAAAGTTCTAGTTTATGTGTGAACTTTCCAAAAAGTTGAAAATACAGTCATAGCAAATGTTAATGCAATTAATACTCCACCT